CGCGGTTAAAAGTTCAGCAATTCCAAATAATTTACAAAAAGAACTACGGAAAATTAAAAGTACTGGCCAACAAACCACTGGCCAACGACTCATTAAACCCGTCGATTTTTATTATGGACGAAATGCACGCCCATAAAACGCTCGAATTCTACAACGTAATGAAATCAGGTATTTTGAACCGCGACAACCCACTCGGTTTAATTACATCGACCGCAGGATTTAACAAAGATTACCCATTTTATTTGATGGTAGAAACCGCCAAACGCGTACTAGAAGGGACCGTAACAGATAACACCACATTCTACGCACTTTACACACTCGACGACGACGACGAAATAGAAGACTACAGCACATGGATAAAAGCAAATCCAAACATAGGCGTAACCGTAGCCATGGAGTCATTAGTTAGCGAATGGGAAAAAGCAAAACTAACCATAACCGAAAAAAATAACTTCATAACCAAAAACCTAAACCGTTACCTGGACAATAACGAACAATGGATACCCGACGAAATTTATATAACCGCATTTAGGCCCGTACAAATGCCAACAACCGGAACCCGCCCAGTTGCATACATGGGAATTGACCTATCAAGCCAGCGCGACTTAGCCGCCACCGTAATACATTGGGTTGATGAGGCAACAGGCCGCCACGGAGTTATACCGGAATTTCATTTCCCGCAAAACGAAACAAAGAAAGTACGAAATTCAGGCATAGACTTAGGCGAATGGATCGAAAAAAACCACATAATAGAGCATCCGACCAACACCATCGATCAAAAAATAATACTCGAGCGCATAAAATACTGGAATACTATTTTTGAAATCCGCCAAATAAACTACGACGAATGGAACAGCGGGTTTATAATTCCTGAAATAGAAAGCAGTTTATATATAACATGCTGTAAATTCAGGCAAAACACAACCTGGTTTAATTTTCCACTGAAATACATTGAAAAACTATTCTTTGACGACACGCTCAACATGGGTAAAAATCCGGTAATGCGCTGGATGTTTCGCAACATTGTGTTATACAAAGACGGAAACGGCAACATAAAAATAATGAAAAACAAATCTCAGGATTCAGTAGACGGACCGGTAGCCTGGGCAATGGCAGTAGGCGCATGGTTACAAAACAACAACGACATAACCGCCGACTTTTTCAAAACACTAATGAGCCCTAAAGATTCAGACTAAAGCGCCGCCGCCTGAGCGCAAAGCAGTCGAAGGCCGCCGCCTGAGTGCGAAGCAATCGAAGGGACATATTACAGAAAAGCGCGCGCAATGAATTTTCTATCATATTTATGGTCCCAATATAAAACCGCCTCCGTTAAGCTAGGCACACAAATACAACGGACTGAAACAAACGGAGTTAGCGGAATACCAGAACAAATTTCCACCGTTTTTACATGCTTCGAACATTTAAGCGACTCCGTTTCACGTATGCCCATCAGCATATTTGCAGACAACAACATGGGGCGCATGGAGTTAAAACAACACCGTCTATACTGGTTGTTGAGGTACCAGCCAAACCCATCACAAAACGCACAGCAATTTTGGAGCACAGTAGAGCTACATTTTAATAAATTTGGCAACAGCATAGTACGGGCACACAAAAACAGCCAAACCGCCTACGTCGAACGATTAGAAATTATACACCCTACCCGTTTAGAATCCATTGAAATAGTAGACGGCGCCATAACCAATTACAAAATACGCCGCGCATCAGGCACACAATCCGACACCATAGCCGCCGCCGATATTCTACACTTTAGAAACATATCAGAAGACGGCTATATCGGACTATCAGTAATAGAAGCACTGGTAAAACAAACCAACATAAACGAACGCCCCCTGCCCCCTGCCCCCTGCAAAGAGAAATTGAATACGATATATTAACAAAAGAACTCGAGATTTTACAACTTAAAAAATAATCATTTCACCATGAAACTATCCGAAGAATTAAAAATTAAGAGGGCCGAAAAAGTTGCCGAAATGCAAGCCATTTTAGACGCCCGCAAAACCGACGGAGTATTACGCGCCGCCACCACCGAAGAAGCCACCAAATACGACGGATTAAAAGCCGAAGTAGCCCGCATGGATACCGACATCAAAGACGCTGAGGAACTCGAAGCCCGCGGCATTGAAGAACCACAAAAACGTTCTTTCAATATTGGCGGTCAGGCAAAACAATACAATGTTTCAAAAGCCATCCGCGAATTCACCAAAGGCGGAGAATCGGCATTAACAGGCATTGAGGCCGAACAACATCAGGAGTTAAGCCGTGGGGTATCATCAAGCGGTTTATTAATCCCATTTCACCAGCGCGCCGCCAACACCACCACCAACGCCACCAACATCGAAACACCATTAGCCCCCCAGCTTGGAATTTCAATTTTGGGTAAAGAGCCGTTATTTCAGGCAATGGGCTGTACCGTTCTGCCAGGTCTTCAGGGCTCATTTCAGTTAGCAAAGAAAGCCGCAGACGTAGCCGGAAAATACGCCGAAGAAGCCGCAATTACCGGTACACCATCAATTCCTACTTACGTTACCATGGCACCATCACGATACGGTATCACTGAAACATGGAGCAAGGAACTTTTAGCCCAGGAAAACCCAACCGTACACGCTGCAATTTTGGCCGACATGGTTAAATCTGTTGATCGCAAATTAACCGCGCAGGTATATGCCACCGCATTGACCGCAGCTACAGAAGTAGCCGCCGGAGCACTCACCCCCGCCGGATTAGATGCACTTATGGCAGCAATAGAAGTAGATGGCGCATTCGCCATGGATCGCGGTTCATTCTTTGCATTGAAAGCCGTAAAACTTGACGCCGGGTCAGGTAAATTTTTAGCAGCGATGACTGCAAATAATGGAATTGGATTAACCCACGACGGCGCAAATGTGTATTACTCTACATTGTTTGCTGACGGGACAAACCAGCAATATATCATTTATGGCGCATGGTCCGAAATTTTCATTGGAATGTACGGCGGGCTCGAACTCCTGATAGATCCTTACAGCCTTCAGGAAAAAGGGCAGATTCGCACCACCGTAAACAAACTAGCCGGTATTGTTTGTCGCGATTCAGGCGCATTTGTTAAAACTCCTGATCTCGATTCAGCTACATAGTAGTCGATAAAATCGGATAACCATATAAGGGGAAGGGCTCAACCCTTCCCCTTTTTGGCTTCGACAGGCTCAGCCCCGCACAATTATAAACCGCGCCGTTCCCTGAGCGCGAAGCAGTAGAAGGGAACATTAAAACACAAAAGCCATGCACACCATAACCACGCTACCCACCAAAACAAAAACCGGCACACCCATAACCGTTGACGCCGCAAAAAAACAGCTCCAAATAGAGCCCGAATTTACAGCCGACGACACATTTATAGCCGACCAGATAGCCATAGCCATCGACAAACTAGAGGCAGACACCAACAGCGACGTACTCGAGACAACCAACACGCTAATATTTAAAACCGAGCGCGGGTTTCAGTGCTACACTATACCACAAGCCCCATTACTCAGTTTTACCAAACTCGAAAAGAAAATAACCGGAGGCGACTGGTCCGACGTAGCCACCACCGACTACGAAACCACACCAGGATTTAACAAATTCGACCTTGAGCTACTAACAAGCCTGGAAGCCGACCAACTAAAATTAACCTACAAAACCGGATACGCCGCCGCCAACATACCAAAAGTATTAAGAGGCGCCGCCATCCTGAAAATATCCGATTTATACGACAACGAGCGCCAGGGCTACCGCCCCATGACAGTAATGAGCCACGACGCATACAACACCCTAATAGCAAAACACATCCGCACCTATTGGGGCTAGCTTCGACACGCTACGCTACTCAGCTACCGCCGCACATATCAGCCGCCGCCTGAGCGCGAAGCAGTCGAAGGCAACATTTAACATTCAACATTCAACATTTTTGCCATGCTATCAGGATCACAACGCGAACGCATAGAAGTACTCGAAGAAACCATAACAAAAAACGAATCAAACGAACGGGTTCGGAAATATCAGCACGCCTTTTTCGACCGCGCCGACATTAGTTTCGTTTCATCAGAGCGGCAAATGGAACTAGGCGCCGCCATGATAGGCAAAATTCAAAAATTTAAAGTACGCTTTGCATTAAACCGCTACGCCGAAAGCATGGTAATACTTTGGCGCGGCGACTACTACACCATAGCCAGCCCAGAAGCCGACGCCCGTAAAACATACCTATACATAACCGGCACCCGCACCATGCCCGGCACCATCGAACTATATACACCATAATAGACACAAGACACAAGATTCAAGACACAAGATTTACAATTCAACATTCAACATTTACAATTAAACATGGCTTTGAAAGGACGAGAATCTGCACAAATGTTTGGAGACGAAAAACTAGAAGCCTTTTTTCGTTCACTCAGCCGCGCCGAAAAATACCAGCTAGTACAAGACGCCTACCAGGAAGCCACCGAGCCACTAATCAGCGAGTCGAAAGGCCAATTAGTGCGCAAACTGAAACGCCGTTCGCGTACCATGAATTTATATAACTCGCTCGGCTTTGTGCCCGACAAAAAGAAAGGCAACAGCAATTTTGTAACCGCCAAAGTAGGCGCCCGAAAATACCGGCCATTTAGGGGGTTTCACGGCCATTTAATCGACGCCGGAACAGCCAACCGCCAAACCCGCAAAGGATACAACCGCGGGCGACTGGTAGCTACAAACTTTTTCACCGACTCAGTACAAAACACCGAATTAAAAGTAACCGACCAGCTACGCGACAGCATGATAACACGCCTCGAAAACCTCATACAAAGCAAAATGTAATAATTCAAGATACAAGATACAAGACACAAGATTCAAGATTTATAATTCAACATTTAACATTTCAGCCGCCATGATCTCAAAAGCAATAATAGACATACTCACAGGAGCCACCACCGAAGCCACCGCATTAGCCGCAATAGTCGACGACCGCATCTACCCAATTATCGACATACCCGAACAATCCGAAACACAATTAGCGGCAATATATTACAGTGTAGTAATGTATCCGGTGCACACCAAAAACGGGCCAGTAGCACAAGACCACATACTAACGTTCTTAACCATAGCCAAAGGATACGAAAAAAGCTGGACAATAGCACTGGCACTCCGTAACGCCTTAGAACGCCAGCGCGGCACATTTAAAAACATCGAATTCAGGATCGACCGCGTTAAATCAATCGAAGACGAATACGAATTCACACCAGTAAACATGTACGGGCACAAGCTAATTTTCAACATCCGCACCGCTTATTATTAATTAACAATTAACAATTAACAATTTATAAAAATGGCACATTCAAACAGAGTAATAGCAGAAGGCACCGACCTTTGGGCCTTTTTAGAAGAAGGCACTACAGTAAAAACATACAGGCCATTTGCCAGTCAAACCAACTGCGCAATATCCGACGACTCCGACCAGCTCGAAAGCACCAGTAAAAATAACGGGCAGTTTGCGAACTACCAGTATGGCCGCGAACGATGGAGCGCCACGCTCGACATGTTAGTGCCCGCCGACACCGACGCCAACGAAGTAGACTACGCCGAAATTGCCGTAATGCGCAAAGCCAAATACAAACCCACTATTTTCTTTGCCTTTGTCGATGCCGACGGCGACATCGACACCACCCGCCCGGCATACCGCGGCACCGTACTACTGAAAACACCGCTCGGCGCCAACGACGGCGAATTACAAAAAGCATCAATCACTATGCAGGGTTGTTTAGAGCTCGAATATTTAGAGTATGTAACAACCGCATGGGCTAAAATCGACCCAGTTTACCCAATCGTTTAATACAGCATCCACACCTACCCAAAGGCGGCCCCGCGCCGCCTTTGTCATTTAAACAAAAATTAAAAATCTAAAAACAAACACAATGAACAACCGCACCACCATCGAACTAGCCGGAAAAGAATACAAAATAGGTTTCTCCATGTACGCCATTAAGCTATTCGAAGCCATGAGCGAAAAATCAATCGAAGAAATTACCGGCACCTGGGACAATGTAGTCTATTGCTATTGCTCACTAAAAGCACTTAACCCCGAATTTATCTACACACTCGAACAATTTATCGATATACTCGACGAACACCCACAACTATTAATTGACCTGCAGACAGCCAACGCCAGCACCGTAGAAGCGCCAAAACCCGAACCAGAACCTAAAAAAAAAGGCCTGGCAAAAACTTTTTTCGCGTTATGGACGCTTTCAGTCTTGCTGTTGGTTTCGCCCATATTGCTCCCCCTTATTTTTGGTTTGATATGGATTTTCGGGAGCTCGAAAGCATTGTACCGGCTTATCGTGAGCCCTGGGAGCAAACCCGCCGCATAGTCGGCGCCTTAACCGGGCAAATACTACCCCTGCCATGGGACAACGAACTAAAAGCCGAAGCACGCGCCGAACTCGAAAAAGAAGCCAAAGCCAACGCCGCACTAAAAGAAAAACGAAAAGCCGCCGCCCGTAAACTGGCACAAATGAATAACAGCAATTTAAACACATAGCCGCCGCCTGAGCGCGAAGCAGTCGAAGGCAACATTCAACATTTCAGCACCATGTCAAAAGAAATTTCAATAGGCGTAAAGCTAATAACCGACCTCAAAGACTTTGTATCCGGCTTTAAATCGGCGCAAGACACCACCGCAAAATTTGGGCAAACAGTCGAAAAACAAGTATCTGCCCCATTAAATAAGCTCGAAGCCCAGCTACGCGCATTAAAAGCAGCACAAAAGCGCAGTTTATCGCCCGAAGACTACGCCAAAGTAGGCGACGAAATTAAAAAAGTAAGCGGCGAAATCGACCGGTTTAAGGGCAAATCAACAAGTTCAGCCGGAGGCATAGGGCAAATGGTAGGCATGGCAAAAACATTACTGCCAGCCTTCGGATTTGCAGCCATTGGAGCCGGGGCCGCCTACGCTTTCAGCGAAATAAAAAACAGCACCGACACACTGGCAACACAATGGGAAATATTTACCGGCGGCATAACATCAGGCATGAACGAATTTTGGCGCACCCTGGCAACCGGCGACTGGTCAAACTTCTTAACCAACATGAAAGAAGCCGTAGCCGTAGGCCGCGAATATGCCAACATGATGGACAGCATAGAAGAAAAAACACGCGCGCTAAGCATATCCGAAGCCGACGCACAAGCCCGCGCCACAGCCCTCGAAATAAAGCTAAAAAACAAACAGCTAAGCAAAGCCGAGCGCATAGCCGCCGGAGAAGAAAGGCTAAAAATAGAAGAAGAATTAGCCGCCGGGCGCATCAAAGTAGCACAAGACGCATTCGACGCCGAAGTAATGGTAGCCACCCAGCAAACCAAACTAAGCAAAGAAAAGTTAATGCAGGTAGTTTCCGACATGGACAGCGAAGCTAAAGTAAGAGCACAAGCCTACAACGACCAATTAAAGCAAATACAAGAGCTACGCGCCGCAAATCAAACAGCCATGACTAACGGGCTAGGCAATGTTATGTACATGCAAAACGCCGACACCCCCGAAATACTGGCATTAAAACAGCAAATCGACTCCACAGCACAAGCAACAAAAGACTACGCCGCCGAACTTGTAAAAACAGGAAACACCACCGACGAACAGCTAAATAAAATGGTTCAGGCCTATGTAAATTTACAGAGCGCCCAGAATTCAGCAGCCGAAAACACAAAAAAAGTACAAACCACAATTAACAGCCTTTTAGCCGCCACCAATACCGAGCTGAGCAAAGAAATGGAACTACGCGGTAAAATTGCCAAACAGCTCGAAGGCAAAGGCACCAGCTACGCCAAAATAACCAACACCAAAACAGCCACCTCAGTAAGATCGAACGACGAATTAAATAGTAGTCAAAAAGGGCAGTTAGGTTATATGGGCGGTATGCTCGACGAAAACACCAAGAAAGTACGCAAGTTCAAAAAAGAACTATCCGACTTTAAAAATGATCAAATCGACAGTTTAGCCGGTTCATTTGGGCAGTTAGGCGACGCCATTGGCGGAACGACCGGCTCATTTTTGGGCATGGTAGGCACAATATTAAACCTCATACCCACATTACTCGCACAAATAGCAGCACTAACCACCGCACAGGTAGCCAGTTCAAACAGCATAACCATGGCCAAAGGTTCAGAGGCCATAGCATCAGGAACAGCCGCCAGCCAGTCACTGCCCTTCCCGTTTAACCTGGTAGCACTAGCCGCCACCATCGGATCAATTATAGCCGCATTAGCCACACCCATAAAAGGATTTGCATTTGGGGGGGTAGTACCCGGCACCAGCTTTTCAGGCGACAACGTACTAATACGCGCCAACTCTGGCGAAGAAGTACTAACCAGCTCCGACCCCCGCCACTCCAAAAACAGAGGCATGGGCTACAATTCAGGAGGCACCGCCAGCAACGTAGAAATAATGAATTCAGCCATAATAAAGGCCGAATCAATACACATATTAAACAAGAAAGCCGAGCGCCGCATCAACCGCCGCACGTAATTAACCGCCGCCTGAGCGCGAAGCAGTCGAAGGCAACATTTACAATTAACCATTTACAATTAACCCATGAGCTACGGCCTACGCATACGATTAGAGCACCACGATTTTTTAGGAAAGCTATCCACAATCGACATATCCGAACGCGACTACACCGGCGCATACATAACCCGCACGCTCGAAGGAGCCAGCCCGTTACAAACCACATGGGGCGACACATCAAACCCACTGCCCTGCATTTACGGCTCCGAAGCAATAATAAAATTTTACGCCGAGTCCGATTTTGAATTTCTATTTTTGTTCACATCCGACGCCCGCAAATACAAAGTAACACACACCTACGACGGCGCGCTAGATTGGTCCGGTTTCATAGCACCCGAAAACTGGAACGAACCATTAATAGCCGCCAACTACTGCGTAGAAGCCACCGCCGTAGATGGGCTTGGCAACCTGAAAAACGAAATTTACCCCGAACCACCAGCCGAAGAAAGCCGCAAAACATTACTCGAAATAATAGCCACCATCCTACAGCAAACAGGGCTAAACCTGCCCATAAATACCTGCGTAGAATGGGAAGAAAGCGCACAAGCCACAGGCGCCGACCCGCTCGACGTACACTACCGCAAAACCCAGCCACTAGCCAACCAAAACAGCTACGAACTACTAGAGCAATTACTACCCAAATGCCGCGTATTTCAGCGCCTCGGCCAATGGTGGATAATCGGCTACAATTCGTTTCAGATGCCTACAATAAGCTACCACCGGTACGCATACGACGGCACCGTACTAAGCCCAGCCACCGCCACCATATCAGTACGCGCCGCCGACTACTGGATAGAAGGCGAACCACAGCTTGAAATATTACCAGCTTGCAAACAGCAAATAGCCATACAAGACTACGGCTACACCGACAACCTAATAAACAATGGCGACTTCGAAATATTCAACCAGGAATCAGAAACATTTAAAAACTGGACCAACAACGGCGGCATACTACCCGAACAGCACGACTTAGACAACGAAGGAAACAAATATTGCTACCTGCCCGGCAAACAATACCCCGGAACACTCGAAGCATTCGGCTACGGCGATATGACCCAAAGCATAAGCCGCATTATAAAAATATCAGCCGCAGCATCAACCTTTAAAATATCGTTTAAATATGCACTAATGGGCGCCTCCTACAGTTGCCCCCTATTTATGCGCGTGCGCATAGTCGGAAGCACCCAAACATACTACTTGCGCCGCTACCCATACACCGCCAACACAGATCCATTATTTACATGGAAACTGCAACCTGCCAGCCCCGACTTAGGCGACGACCGCATAACCATAGCCAGCACCCGCAAAAAAACAAATCAGATATTTGACAACATCGACGGCGTTTACACCAACGTAGAAGGCAAATATTACAACACCTTCGACTATGTACCCGCATGGAAATGGGACATAATACCCGACCATTTCGAAGATTTTAGCGCCACCGTTGAGGGCTTACCAATTAGCGGAAATTTAGAAGTAACGCTATACGTAGCATTTACCAACCGCGTGCAAATAGCCGGGGCGTGTTACCACTCCGTTAAGCTCGAATTACTGAACGAAGAAACACTACACTACCCCCTGCAGCGCTCATTTAAAATAATAAACGACCCAAACAACACCTACAAGCCCGACGACGAAACCTACACCATAGGCGACTACCCCGACATGCCAAACGCCGACATAATCTACAACAACGGATTAAGCCGCGCCGACGAAACCTACACAAGCGCCTGGACAATACCCGGAAGCATAGCCACCTACACATTTGTCGAAATGCTGGGCCGCCTCGGCGTCAATCTGATGGGAGCCCCCCGCCAGCAATACAACATCAGGCTAATGTATATGGTGCCAACCCTCGCCATAATAATTCCCGACATACTCGAAGAAGGGCTATACTTTATCGAAAACGGCATAACCTACGACAACCGCATGGGAGCCGTAGAAGGCACCTATATACAAATGCCCGAAATATACATCGATGGTTTTACCGTAGAAACCGCCGAAGAATTCGACGAAAAAACAGGCAAGCCCACCACCACAAACCAGAAAGTAACCACCGGCACCCAAACCCCGCTAAACGTCGATAAAAAAGTTTCATTAATCGACATCGAAAATGTATTAGTAACACCTTACGGCTATTTCGATGCAGATTGGTTTATACACATTACCGATATCGACTACGGAGTAACCCGATTTAGACCCTATCAGGCCGACTGGACACAAGACGACCCTGCCAGCCCCGACTACATAAAAAACAAGCCAGCCGACACATCAGGCTACACCCTGCCCGTAGCCACCGCATCAATATTAGGAGGCGTTAAAATAGGTAGCGGCGTATCAGTAACCGGAGACGGCACTATATCAGTAGCCACCAACTACCAGGCACCATTAAGCGGAACCGGCTTTGTAAAAATAAGCGGCACCACCATAAGCTACGACAATAGCACATTCGATAACTATTCAGGCTGGATGTTAGGCACCGGAAGCACATACAGAAAAGTTGAAAAAGACAATTACATAAATTTTACAGCCGGAACAAACATAACCATAGCCGACAACGGAGTAGCCGGAACATTTGCCACCCCGCGCACCATTACCATATCAGCAAGCGGCGGCACAATGGTTTACCCGGGAGCCGGTTTAGCTAAAAGCACAGGAAGCGCATGGGCTACTTCAATAACCGATAATTCAAGCAATTGGAATACGGCCTATGGCTGGGGTAACCATGCCGGTCTTTATGCGCCAATTGCCCACGTAGGAGCAACAGGTACGGCTCACGGTAATGCGACCGCATTAGTTGCCGGGTTTATGACCGCTTCTGATTTTACGAAATTAGAAGGAATTGAAACCGGAGCAACAAATTACAGCTTCAATATTCAGGCAAATTCAGGAACGACGGCAGCAATTGCAAAGGGCAATACTGTAACATTCAGTCAAGGCTCCAATATATCTATTTCCAGATCAGGAAATACATTAACATTTAGTGCAAGTTATACGCCAAGTATGATATACCCAGGCGCGGGCATTGCGGTTAGTACCGGAAGTTCATGGGGTACTTCAATTGTTGATAATTCAGCAAATTGGAATGAAGCTTACTCAAATATGGGTAAAGTGGCATTTCATGACAATACTACGCTGATTGGTTATCTGAATAGTACAAATTTCTCAATCGTCGGTGGTGTTATTTCGCTCCAGCTAAAAACAATAAATAGCACCTCACTGATCGGCATTGGAAACCTATCGCTTCAGCCAACGCTTATTTCGGGCACAAACATAAAAACCATTAACGGCTCAACGATATTAGGATCAGGCGACATTACAGTAACCGGCACAAACTACTGGCAAACAGGTAGCGGTTGGATAGCCCCCGCCACCATTACCGACCAGGTACGAATTGGTAGTACAACATCAATAGGCGGGCAATTATTTCAGGTAACCGGCGACGGACGTTTTGCAGGTAGTTTATATATTTACCCTACATCCACTTCAAACAATGGGTTTGAAATAAATGTTACCACATCTGCCAGAGCTGCCAATATTATGAACTGGGGCGGATATGGTATAGTAGTAGGATCAATAGGAGCCGCAGCAATTCAGGCACAGGCGCAATATTCAAATACAAATGCAAGTCAATGCGCAATAGAAGCCAGCCGCTTTACTACAGGCACCCCCGCAAACGGAATAGGGGTACATATTGCATTTACAACAAATAACGCCACTAGCAATACTTCGAATATAGAATACGGGCGCTTTGGGCTAGTTTCTACAGCTATAACATCGGCCAACGAATCAGGAAGTTTTGTATGGCAATTAAAAAACGGCGGAACATTAGCCGAAAAAATGACACTAACAAAAGACGGGCTGCTATCTACAGTCGGCGGGCTGGTAAGTTCAGGCGGCGGGGTAGGCTATTCAACAGGCGCAGGCGGCACCCAAACACAGGGCACATCTAAAGCCACCGGCGTAACATTAAACACACTTTGCGGGCGAATAACCACATTCAGCGCAGCATTAGCCGCCGCCGCCGAGGCTACGTTTACAGTTACCAACAGCAAGGTAGAGGCCGGCGACTTAGTAATAGTAAACCACGTTTCAGGCGGAACAAACGGCGCCTATCTGGTGCAAGTTTCAAATGTTTCAGCCGGTTCGTTCGCCATAACATATTCTAATGTAAGCACAGCAAGCAAAACCGAAAGCCCCGTAATAGGCTTTGCAATTATAAAAGGCGTAACATCTTAAAAACTAAAGCAATGAAAAAACTGGAAGTAATTAAAACCCGTAATTTATTAGCAGGTAACCCACAACAAGGCGTTGAGGCCGTAGAATTTAATGGCGTAAAATCAACAAAATTAAGCTATGCGAAGTTTAAAAATTTACCCCGCATAAAAGCCGAAGCCGAAGCAATAGAAAACACCATCAAAGAACTTTCCCCGTTGAGGTACACCCAATTGAAAGAACAGTTAATAGAAGCAGTAAAGCCATTAATTGAAAACATAACCGACCCGCGCAAAGCCTTTGAAATAGAGCAAAAATTTATTCAGGAATGGGACTACTGCGCCGAATGGAAAGACGAAACAGCCGCCTACCAAAAGCAGATAAACGAATTTCTGGAAGAAGAAACCACCATAGAGCTGCACCGGGTAGCCTTCAACGAATTACCCGAAGATTTAACCGACGCACAATTTAACGCTATAAGCATTTTTGTAGCTGAGTAAAAACATATTACAATAAAAATATAGCCATGTCAACTACAGTAACATTCGAACGCATAAACTCAAAAGTACTGATTAAAAAAGTAGTTAATCCGCCCATCGATAGCGAAAAATCAGAAACCTACCTGGTAGACGGCACCGCCAACGTGCGCACCGAAGACCGGCTAAACGGCTACATAATCATAACCGACAAAGTAGACCAAAGCGCCGACAACGGCATACTGATAAAAACCGCCGACATATCAGGATTAACCTTTACCGACGCCGCCGACCTAATAGAACAATTAGCAACGAATTTTTTTTTTAGGGTAAGCGGGCTTGTTTCATCCGAAGAGCTGTTAGCACTTGTTGGAATAGACACTTCGAAAACAATTCAGGAGCAGCTTGACGCAAAAACGGATAATGCCGATTTTGTTGATGGTGCCTTATTGTTTTCAAAAGCGCGGCGTTCGCCTATTTTACGCGCATTACAGGAGGGCGGTTCGACCGTAAAAGCTGTGCCTGCTTCTGTTAGTAGCCTATTCTATGGCGCGCAAGCAATGGCAGACGGTAGAGCATACCAGGCCACGTTTGATATTGAGGAGGAAATGACAATTACCGGAGTGGGTTATGGAATGTCAACAGCCGGGAATTTTAACGGCGATAATTTTAACGGGTTTTTCCTTTGTTCGTTATCTGGCTCAACCATATCAACACCAATCGCACAAACGGCAAACGATGCAAGTATTTGGAAAGCAACTGCAAACACTTATACACAGAAAGCATTCACCGCGCCTGTTGTGTTGGCACCCGGCCGATATAAACTGTTTGGGGTTTACAGCACATCCGACGGAAGCCCTGTAGCAGTTCCACAGATGCTCACAAATCAGGGCGTGGCTAGTACTGTTTTTTCGCAACTGCTTGCAAACACTGATAAAATTGAAGGATATATAACCAGCGCGGTTACGGCAGTACCTTCTGCAACTTTAGCAACTTCTGGAATTACATCGGCTGCAATTTCGCCGTCATGGTTACTGTACTAATAATTTAAAGCTATGATTTATTATATCAGTTTTTCGGGTGGGAACGATGCTAACAGTGGACTTACGGAGGCTTTAGCTTGGAAAACAGCAACTAACTTCAATGCTGCAAGTTTTGCTGCAGGAGATCAGATCAAGTTCAAATGCGGAGACACATGGAGCGAACACTTTATTGTTCCAACTTCGGGCGCATCTGGTAACTCTATCACCATTTCAAGCTACGGAACGGGCGCAAAACCTTTATTTTCAAGCCTTGTATTAACGGCAACATGGACTTCTGTTGGTGGTGGTGTGTATTCAACCGCCGGAGGTATAGGCAGTATTTATGCATTTGTTTGGGAAGGGAACAAATCACTGACACGGGCAACAAGTTCGGCTTGTACGGACGGGCAATGGTATTACGGAAGCTCAACAACTTACTACAAGCCAACGAGCGGAACGCCATCCGATCATGTAATAAGCTATGCCAGACTTTACGGTGGCACCGGAAATTACATGCCAGCATTCAATGTGTCTGACCGCTCATACATCAAAATAACAGGCTTGCAGTTTCAGCGATGTGCTGAGGGTATCACAAGTTGGGACTCCGGAGCAGGAACGACGAGCATAGAAGTTTCAGATTGCGACTTTTATTATTGTCAAGATGGTGTTTTTCTTATGCCGGATGCAAACCATAATACAGGTGCTCTTATTCACAATAATTACTTCAAGTGGTGTCACAACGGAATTAGATTTTACTGCACTTTAGCAACTACTATTGGAACTTCAACGGCAAGCCAGAATAAGAATTGCAAAATATATGCAAACGAGATGGACGCTTGTGGAACAATTGACGGTACTACTTTATGGTGGAGTGGATACGGTACCGATTACGAGGCAATAGGGCTGAACAACATTCAGAGCTGCGAAGTGTACGATAATTATATCCACGGAGGTTATCAGTTAGGGGTAAATGTTTGGAATATTGCAAATCAGTATTCGCGGAATAACCTGATTTACCGCAATTATATTAAAGATAGCAGCCACGCGCCAATTTCGTTCGACAGCAACCCCACTTCGATAGGCTTTTCGGGCAATTGGGTATATAACAACAAAATAGTGAATTGTGGTTCAAACTCTGGTTTTACATTCAATCAAGGGCTATCAGAGGTTGGAATGAACTACTTTTTAAACAATACGGTTATTGGCAATTGGGCGGGGTTCAAGCTGTATACAACATACAACACAGCAATTTATCTGACAATTCAGAACAATATTTTCTACAACACAAATGCCACCTACAGCCGGATAAATGGAGTGCCTACTAACTTGGTATGTGACTATAATTTCTATCTATCGACAAGCGGTTCGCCGTACTTTTTGCTTAACAGTGTACAGCGGTCGTTTGCCTATTTTCAGGGCTTAGGATATGAAGCACACGGGCAGGTTGTTGATCCTTTATTAAATTCAGACTATTCGATTCAGGCAACTTCCCCGGCTAAAAATGCCGGTGTAAATACGGGGTTAACTACCGATTATGCAGGGCATACCCGAACTCTTCCAATTGACATAGGTGCGCTTGAATACTTCGTGTCATCAACAGGCACAACTACTAAAATAAAATTCGGCGCGAGTTTTATAAAACACAACGGCATACCGCTAAAATTAAATTCTTAATAATGGCCCAATTTAAAACAGCATTCGAAAAAGTAATAAATAACGAAGGCGGCTACGCGAACGACGCCGAAGATCCGGGCGGAGAAACTCATAAGGGAGTTTCGCGAAACAATTGGCCAAAATGGTTAGGCTGGCACATTATCGATTTATTGAAAATGCAGTCAAATTTTCCGCAAAATTTAAATCAAAGCGCCGAACTACAGGCCGAAGTAGAACAATTTTACACGCTGCAATTTTGGGAAAAGATAAAAGGCGACGACATGAACAGCCAGGAAATAGCCGACTCAATTTTTGATTTTGCCGTAAACGCCGGAACCACCACCGCCGCCACATTGGCGCAAATGGTAGTAAACAGCAAAGCCGACGGGGTAATAGGTCCGCAAACAGTAACAGCACTAAACACCATCGACCCAGAATACTTTTTAGCAGCCTTTACAGTTGCCAAAATAGCCCGCTACATAATTATAGTAAAAAAACGGCCCACCAGCAAAAAATATTTTTATGGATGGGTATGCCGCGCATTAGGAGAAACCAATTAAAACAAAACCAATGAGTTTTTTAACCGAAATATTTTCAGGCGGCGCAAATACATTAGTCGATTCAGTTGGCAAGGTCTTGGACAATGTAATAACCACCAAAGAAGAAAAACAACAGCTCGACAACGAAATCCGCAAATCAGAGCTACAATTTCAAATAGAACTAAAAAAACTTTCGATTGACGAACGGCGCATGGTAATTGACGACACAGCCAACGCCCGCAGCCGCGAAGTAGAGATAGCCAAATCCGAACACGCCACCAAATTAGCCAAAAACACGCAGCCACTAATGGCCATAGGTACGGTTATTTTATCATTCGTACTTTTTTACGTTATCATATTTTCGCCAAACCTCATACCTGCCACCTCGCGCGAAATAGTTATTTATATTTTAGGCGTACTTTCAGCCATATTAACGCAGGTTTATTCCTATCATTTCGGTTCATCCGCCGGAAGCGCCGACAAACAAAAAACGATAGACGCATTTAAAAAATAAGACCATGGACAACAAACTAACACTCGCCGAAGTATTTTTAATCTTTTTGGGCTTTGGTCACCTGGTAAACCACCGAAGCAAAGAAATACACCAATTAAATGAGAAACACAAAAACTGCAAAGTACATTTAATTGCAAAACAAAACCGCGAATATGTAAGCCGCAGAAAGGCTTTAAAGCTAATAAAAGAAGATGGTTATAACGGGTGCCGATGGTGCTGGGACGCCGCAGACAAAGGCTAACATATTATTGAAAAATAACAATCGATGGACGTTGAGAAAATAAAAGACACATTAGCCCATACAGCCGTAACCGTAGGCGCCCCCGTTTCAGCCGGTGGCATTGGCATAGTTTCATTATGCGAAAAAATAGCACCAGTTTTAACAGTTATCAGCCTATTGACCGGCATAATTTTAGGCATTTTATCATTCATGCTAAAGCGGCGCACATTAATGCGCCACAGTCAGCGGCACCAGCCAAAGAAATAAGATAATTTTACAGCACGACCAAAAGCAGAGCATTCCAGAACGAGGTTTTTTTCATTGTAGTTTAGTTTAGTTAGGTAGCATCAGCCGGGCACTCGCTCGGCTTTTGTTTTGCCACCGTTCCCCAATTTGTTCCCCAAAACAATAAAAGCCGCTTAAATAGCGGCTTTTTGTATCCCGGTTGGGAATACCAAATAATAACACACATTTTATATTGATCATTTAAAACGCTGCATTTAGCGCGTAGTTCAGAGCGAATAAAGTATAAAAATGCGGTTCATAATGCTTTTGGTGTTCCCCATTTTGTTACCCTTTAAAATATTCAGTAGCTTTGTAAACCTAACTACTCGGGCAATGAATATTAACTTTTTTCTCAAAGACAAAAAAGCCACCAAAACAGCTATTTTGTCGATAATGCGCTACAAAGGACAGCGCTACAAACTATCTACAGGCATATCCGTTGAGGTTACCTACTGGGACGCCGCCACCCACCGCGCACGCAACACCCGCGACTACCCCGACCATGAAACCATAAACATTAAACTCGAGCAATGGGAAGCCGCAGCCAAAACACTATTCAACGAAGCCCGAATCAAAAACACAATCCCCGCACTCGATGAAATAAAACAGCAATGCAACCCGAAAGCCATAAAACAGGCACCAGCCACGCCCACCGATTTATTTATACCACAAATGAGGCACTACGCCGACACCGCCAATTTAAAACCGCGCACGCGCCTATTTTACGGCACCACCGCCAACATTTTAGCAAAGTACGAAGCAGCCCACCGCACCCGCTTAACCTTTGCCGACATTAACATCGATTTTTACAACAGTTTGCGCAAATGGGTAAACGCCACCCCCCGCGAAACCAAAGAAGGGCAGCCGCCCAGGTATTACGCCGCCAACACCTTCGGAAACTTCATAAAACACATAAAAGCAGTAATGACAGCCACCGGCCCCGATGGTGAAAAGCTGCACGCCACCACCGACTACCACCACCGCAAATTTGTAAAAACCACCGAAGAAGCCGACACCATTTATTTAAACGCCGCCGAACTAGCCAGCCTACGCGCTGCAGTAATAAACTACGAAACCGTTTCACTCATTAATCCGAATTTGCCCCGCAAACATATAGCTTTAAAAGTTGAGGCCATCAGCAAAACCCGCAATCTGTTTTTAATCGGATGTTACACAGCCCTGCGAATTTCCGACTTTTCGCGATTAGAGCGCTACAACATTGGCGACAAATACATACGCATAAAGCCCAGAAAAGGCGTAAAGAAAAACGACGACGTAGTAATACCCATACACCCGGTAATACATGAAATATTAGCAGCCGGTTTCGACTTATCGCAAAAAATGAGCGACCAGCGATTTAACCAACACCTCAAAGAACTGGCACAACTAGCCGGAATTACCAAACCCGTTACCGTAGTGCGCACCGAAGGCGGCAAGCAAATAAGCCGCACGCTCGAAAAATGGCAACTGGTAAGCTCGCACACCGCCCGCCGAAGCGGAGCTACAAACATGTATCTAGCCGGAATACCGACTATATCGATAATGAAAATTACAGGGCACAAAACAGAGCGCTCATTTATGCGCTACATACGCATAAGCCAGGAAGAAAACGCCAGGCTAATAGCCACACACCCCTATTTTAACCCATAATAAAAAATATTATCAAATTTGACAATTATTTTCTATTTACCATTGTATATATCAAAAATGATACGTATATTTGCTTTATCAAACAATAAAGCTAGAGTAAAACAGTTTTAATTTGGCTAAATAAAATGAAATCAGAAATAGAAAAATAACAATATTTAACAATAAAATAAAAGAAAAAATGGAAAAAGTTTTAGTAAAACCAACAAATCAAATGGGGTTTATTAGTTATAAAAGAATAGAGTTAGGCGATATTATTTTTTTTATTATTGATAATTTAGGAAATAAAATATATAACGGCAATATGAGTGGTTTTAATTCAGATCAATTAATTTTTTTATAACATGAGTAACAAAAGAATTTTATCAATACCGGAAGACGAGCAATGGAAAATTATTATACATAATTTACGCGAAATTGCAATAGAAAAAAATATAAGTCAAGACCAGATAGCCAAATTAACAGGCTTTCATCCCTCAAACGTAAGCAGATTTTTTAGACATAAATATGCGCCTACTCTACATGTTTTTTTAAAATATTGCAAAGCTATTGGAGTTAATATATTTATTGAAAGCAAAGATTAAGACACAAATTTAATACTGATTTTCGGAGCTTAAAACGTAAACTTAACCCCTAAACCATCGGGGCCAATATAGGCACGTTTTAACCATTTTTCAGAGTCGATAATTATAACAGTTCCAATTATTGACAAAGCACCGCCAGCTATGTACATAGCTTGTTTATTACCATCTTCAACAAAATGCGTATTTCCTGAATAATAATCTTCGGAAGGCTCAACAACTGCACCCAGAGCCGATAGAGCCGCCCCCGACAGCCCAATATAATAACCGATTTTTTTTTGTGCCTGATACTTGTGTAAACAATGCCTGACATAATCTAACTGGTATTGTACTTTCATATCGGGCGACAAATCGGAAACAACTACAATACTTTTTTGAATTTTAGGCTTTGGAGTAAAATTAACGACATCGCGATTTTGAGCAATACAAATAGTAACAGTAAAAAAAACAATTAGGGTAGAAAAAATTTTTCTCATAATTCAAAGTTTTTGTTTAATTTTTGGTGGGGAAATATGAACAACTTTTAAATGATTCCTTTAAGACGCTCACCGGCCCCTAATTCATAAATCAATTCAATAAGTTTATCCCTTTGATCAATAAATTTATCCTTTTCAAATTGATACTGCGTCCATCGATCATTAAAGTATTTTTCAATTCTTTGAAGTGAAGCAATCTGATCTTTTAATTCATCAATTCGTTTATCCTTTTCTTTTAAAAGTGTATTATTTTGATTCCCATAAACAGGTTGAGGTTCAGCAACACAATTTAATTTTTCTTTCCCAAGTAAAAGCCACTCGCAACTTATTTCGAATTTTTCAGCAACACTTTGTAAAAAATCAAATTTTGGTTGAGTTCCAGCAATGTAATTTCTAACATTAGCTTCACTAGTATTAACAATTTTAGCAAATTTAGAATTATTACCATCGGCAAACTGATCAACCAGCGTTTTAATTCTATCAGATATTGTACTCATAATCAATTTATTAAAAATTATTCGAAAAATTATTCGAAAAATTATCGAATATAGTTTCGTTATTCGAAATATATTTCGATATTTGCATAGTTGTATTATTCAAAGGTACGAAACTACAAAGCGAAATACAATAACGAAAAAACGCTATAACTAAAAACTACGACAATGGAAGCAATTTTAACCCGCCGCGAATTTCAGATGGTAGAACTTACTGCCTTTGGTTTAGCACAAAAAGAGATAGCCGAAAAACTCGCGCTATCAATCCACACCGTCGATATTACAATACGCCACGCTAAAGAAAAATTACACCTCCAAAAATCGACCGAGTTAACAGCCTGGTATTTTATCAGCAATTACAAAATCAGTTTAAACATTTCGCCCATTACGCGGGCCATGCTTTCGCTTTCGTTTTTATCGCTTATGCTTTTTGCTATGTGCGGAAGTTTTAAGCCCGAACGCGCCGCCACCCGCACAACAATAACCCGAAGCGCCACCCGTACCCGCCGCAGCGAACATACCACCGATTTTAACTATTTAACAGCATAATAAAAAATGACACTACAAACAGCAACACCAGACAATAAAGTAAGCATAGCACCCACGCTGCGCACTTTAAAAGTAGGAGAAAAAGCCAATTTTCCACACATTCAGTACGACGGTATTGTGCAGGGCATACAACGGCTACAGCGCAAATACAAAGCCGATGGGCTTAAATTTTCGCACAGCTCAACCGGCACCAGTGTTGAGGTAACCCGCAAAGCCTAGCGCCATGATACACCAAACCATTTTACAACTCGATGCCGACGACCTTAAACGGGTAGTTCAGGAAGAATTAACCGAGCTTAGTAAATCGGCAGTATTGGGGCAATTTGCGGGCCGCCTTGTATGCGCCGACACCGTAGCCGACATACACGCAGTACACCGCGACACAGTACTACGCTACGCCAACGCCCGCTTAATACCCCACATCAAAGAAGGCAAGCTATACAAATTCGAGCTATCCGAAGTTTTAGCCCTGAATTTCCACGACCTCAAAAAACGCAAAACAGCAATAAACTAACCATTTACAATTAACCATTAACCATTCAGACCAATGTCAGAAGATTTGCAAACAGCATTAGCCCTAATTGTAGTCGTACTGTTTTGGACAAACCTGATACGCTACGCCATACGAAACCACCGCCGCCCATGCAAATGGCGCATAAATTACTGGAGATAATGAAAGGATCGAAAATACTTGCCCGAATAGCCGCCGGATTATCAGTAGCATGTTTTACTGGTTACCTATGCGGAGCCACCCACCACTTAGCCACAGCCATACTAATGGCAATAATGGCCGCAGTACTTTACAATTTCAAGCCGCAACCATGCCAGCGCTAATATTAATCGGTTGGGCGGTATTACTCGCCATGCTCCTGGCTTTCAACTACGGGGCACACAAAAAAAATTGATTGGTTCAATAAGTATAGTTCAAATTTTTGCGCGGTAGAGAAGTTGGCCATCTCGCCAGAATCATAGTCTGGATGCCGCCGGTTCGAGTCCGGCCCGCGCCACATACTTTTTTGCCTATAAATCAAAATGTGCGCCGTATTGGTCCGGTAGGTACGTCACCGGCGCACATTTAAAAAACTTACAGCATGTTTACAGTACCGCTAAAAATCGATACCGACCTGATGAAAGAAAACATCAATTCGCTGGTAACACAAATTGACCAGGAACTAAAGAAGACTGAAAAGCGCCAACGCCAGCTTAAAGTAGCAAAACTCGACCTGCAGGCCATTTGCGAACATGAATTCGAAACCGACCCCAAAACACACGGCGCCACCTTCGAAACATGTAAAATATGCGGCTACAATCAACGCCAATAATTTAAGACACAAGACACAAAATTCAACATTTGCCCATGTCCGCCATCATTTCAGCCTATATAACCTTCCGATATCCGAACTGGATGGATTACAGCCGCCACCTGTGTAAGGTACAGCATTTGGAAGGATGGGCCGACGACCTGATGAACGACATAATAGCCGACCTGCTACGCAAGCCCGAAGACAAAATAGAAGGCATGATAAGCCGCGAAACTCGCAAAATAGTAAACGGGCGGCCAACCACCGAGCTCGACAAATTTGTGTTGACAATGATAAAAGTAAACGCCAGCTCACACTTTGCCAGTTTCAGGAAAAACACAGTAGGACAAAAGATACTGAACACAAAAGGTAACACCGTTGAGGTAGCCACATTTTGCGAAATAAGCGACAAAAACGACCAGGAAGACGAAAGCACATACAACACCAGCCGCGCCGCCACGCTCGACCGTATGCACGCCGCCAACCTGAAAAATTTAGAGCTATACGGATATTCAGCCGAAGTACAGCAAATATACACCCGACATTTTATACAGTCGGAGCCTATGCGCGGCACCAGGCAAAAAATGATAATAAAGCAAATAACGAACTTTTTAACCCACAACAGCCATGATTTTAAAAGTAACAAAAATCACAGTCCTGAACTCGCAGATATTGGTTGACGACCTGCAAAGCCTGGCCGCGCTAAAAGTAGATTTAAGCCAACAGCTCGGCGTAATACCCAGCGACATACATTTCGACTACACCGAAACAAACGACGAATAATTCAACATTCAAAATTTAACATTTATAATTTCACTACAATGGCAACAAACACCGAAAAAACCCAAAAGCAGACATTTACAACAAAACTGTACGAATGCTGCGCCAACGACGAACTGCGCCCCATGATGCAATGCGTTCATTTTATGAATGGTTTTGCCTATGCCTCCGACGGCATAGTAATGATTAAACAAACGCTCGAATTACATTCAGTAGTAAACAAAGAGCAATTAGAAGGCAAAGCCATACACAAAGACAGTTACAAGGTAATTATGACTTTCGAAATTGCCGAAGCCACCGAAACGGGCGTATATTGCAAAAGCACATCAGGGCAAACAGCGTTTTTCGATTATTTCGAAAAGATGGGCGAAAAAACCCCGAATTTCGAAAGCATGTTAACACGCAGGGGCCTTACATCACTAACATTTATAGGCATTAACCCAGAACACTTCGCACGCCTCGCCAAAGCCATTTACAACCCATCAAACAATATGCGTATGCAGTTTACGGGCGTTTCAACCGCCATACTAATCGACTGCCCGGGGGTTGAGGGACAGGAGGCTATTGTTATGCCGAAAATTATTAACGATTCATTATTCGGGTAGCCATGAGCAAAGCCGACACCACAGCCAGCCAGAACGAACAAATACGCAGCCATTTGCTCAGCGGCGAAAAGATAACACCCATCGAAGCGCTCAACTTTTACGGATCGCTACGCCTCGGCGCCCGTATTTTCGACCTGCGCACCGACCCGTACAATTTACCCATACAGCGCGAAATGGTAACACTCAAAGGCGGCAAAAAAGTAGCCCGCTACTATCTACTACAATCGAGCATTAAACAACTAAAACACAATAAACATGGGATGTAAACGCCGCGAGTCGATACCATCAGAAGAAATGGTATTCTCGAAATTTAAGCCATTTGTAAACGGGCTATACAATTGTCACCTGCCCAAAGACTACAATTCACTGTTAGGCTATCCGGTTGCACCGTTGAGGCGGCCCGATAAACCATTGAGCGGCGGAATACGGCTACCAACCGCCAAAATAAACGGTCAACACATAAGCATATAGCCATGGAAAAGACCCACGCCGGAATAACCTACGAGCTGGTAAAGCAAGCCAAAAAACAGCCCGCGCCATTATGCTGCGACGGCTGCGAAATACAAGCCGAGTGCTACGAATTCAGAGAATGCACCGAACCGCGCAACCTGGATAAAGTTTGGAAAATAAAAAAGCAACCCGAAGAAAATTAACAGCTAAAAACTACTACAATGAAATCGACCGATACATTTAAACAGATAATACAGGAGCATTTAGAAGCCAAAGCCGCCAACGATGCACCATTCGCCGAAAAATTCGCCGCCGAAAATAAAAATATTGACGACTGTATAACCTACATACTTAATCAGGTGCAAAAATCGGGCTGCAACGGATTTTCTGACTCCGAAATATTTGGCATGGCCATACATTACTACGATGAGGCCGCCATAGAAGTAGGTAAGCCAATAAAATGCAAAGTAGTGGTAAATCATTCAGCCGGCGCCGATATGGAGCCGGAGGCACAAGCGAAGCAAACACCACAAAAAGAGGCAAAAAAACAGCCCCAAAAAGCAAATGCAGACGAATTACAACCCCGTTTATTTTAGACTATGGAACCAAAATACAAACTACACGCCCGAATAACAGAGCTAAGTAAATGGCATTTATTGCCAATATCAGCCGCTCAAAAAGAATGGGGACAAACCTACGCGCTTGATAAATTTTTTCATACTTCGCGGGGTAAATTGTATTGTTTGGAGTGCGGGCATAAGTGGACAGCCACCAATAAAAGAAAACAACAAACATGCCCCGAATGTGCCACAAAACTACAAAGGATAAGCCAATACTATACAGGTTACCGCCACGCCGGATATTTTGCCGTATTAGAAATTTGCGGAGGTTACCAGATTGTGCGCATTGTATGGGTTAGTAAAATACTGAAATTAAACGAACCGGCACAATACTACGCTAAAGAAGTAATGCAGCACTACATAACAGAAAAAGCCGAACATGTTACCATGTGTTTACCATGTAATGCAATGAGTCAGCCCGTAGATTGTTGGAATTTCAGTAAAGAAATGAAAGTACAGGAATCACGCGGAAACTACAAAGCAGAATACAGGCACAACATACCACCATACACTACACACCCCGAAGCGCAAATATTACCGGTATTTAAACGCAACGGTTTTGATGGTAATTTTTACGGAATTTCGCCGCTTAAATTTTTCAAAGAGCTAATTTCTGACCAATATTTTGAAACGCTGCTAAAAGCCAAACAGGGTAGTTTATTAAGTTTCAGGATTAACCGCAGTTTATACGGATTTTGGCCATCAGTAAAAATTTGCATCCGCAACAACTATAAGATAAAAGACGCTGTTTTGTGGACCGATTACATCGATTTATTGAAGTATTTCAATAAAGACGTACACAATGCGCATTACGTTTGTCCGAAGAATTTAAAAGCCGAACACGACCGGCTAATGGTGAAAAAAAGGAAAAAACAAGCCCTCGAAAAAATAGAAAAACAAAAACAGCGGATAAGCGAAGCAAACGCCGAATATTTAAAAGCAAAGGCCAATTTTTTAGACTTAACAATTCAGGAGGCAGACCTAAAAATAATGGTTTTGCCCGATGTGTCCGAATTTTTAAAAGAAGGCGACGAGCTGCACCATTGTGTATTCACTAACGAATATTACAAAAAATCGAAATCGCTTATTTTATCGGCCCGCAAAAAAAATAAAAGGTTAGAAACCGTTGAGGTTTCATTAGACACCTTCGACATTTTGCAAAGCCGGGGCATTCATAATTCAGAAACGCCATACCACAGCCAAATAATAAGCCTGATACAAAACAACATGGACACCATCCGCAAGCGCGCGGTTTAAAACCAGACAAATGGCAGAATATAAAGTTTCCAAACTCGAAAATGTTACCAGACTATGCGGTATTTGCGGCGGATTAGGCTATAAGCTAAAAGCCAACGCCTCCGGGCAGAAATTCAAAGCAAATTGTCCGCATTGTATAGAAGGCCGCTACACCTACGAAAACCGCACCGAAGTAACACTACTCGAAGCACTTAAAGATTTAGGATTAATAAAATAAGCATAAAACTGCAATCGAATGAAAATTATCTGTTTTACATGCGCCGTTAATAAAAAAACATGCAGCATTTTGAAAATACCAGGCATACAAGCCAAAGACCTGCAAAGCTGCCCCGATTACCGAAAAGACAGCACCAGCAAGCCACCACCACCACCAAAAGAGAAAGTAACAGAATTGAAATTATTTTGAGATAAACGCATGAATGCTTGACGCAGGTGTGGAAATTAACCGGATCACACCTAAGTACAGATTATTTCCGGTTACTTGTCAGAGAGCGACTATGCCCCACTTGACGGCAAGCATAAGTTATTGGGCGTTTTTAATCTTAGTTAAATTATGAGTAATTACATTAAACAAAAAGAAAATGTCTTAGTGAAAGACGGAGTTGCAACGACAAAAAGAGGAATATTTGATTATGCGTTAAAAGAAGCAATTCGAGATTTGGGAATTAGACTGAATTATGTTGACGTGGATCTATTGTCAGTAAGAGCCTGTAGCCTTTATAAAAAACGACTAAGTCTATTTAATGCAACCGAAGATGGAACAGAGTAAAATAATACTTGAAGGACTTCAAATCAAAAGTCTTTCGAAAGCCAGAAAGCTTGCAAGGGCAATAAATACAATTGAAGAAGAATGTGGAATCAAAAATGTAGAAATAGTCCTAAAAAATGTATTTGTCTGCGAGTGGATTGATAAGTCAAAGCTAAATCAAACAGAAATGGAATGCCTGATCCGCGACCTTCTTTAAATGCCCATATAACGCTGATGTATTGACGCAGGGACGGACTGCGAGTAAAAAAGTGTCAAATTAATTTAAACTACAAACGGAATGAATGCACTCGAAAACCCAACACTGCCGGACTTGACGGCAATACAAAGTTATGCACAGCTTTTACATGGTTCTCTGTTTTCCGGTATCGGTGGATTTGAGGAAGGTGCTGAAAGAGCTGGAATTAAAACCCTTTGGAATTGCGAATATGAAACATTTCAAAGAAACATTTTAAAGAAACACTACAAAGATAATGAGCAATTTACAGACGTTAGAACAGCAGCAATATCCGAAAGAGTTAACATCATTAGTGGAGGATTTCCATGCCAGGACATTAGTGTTGCGGGAAAAATGGAAGGTATCAAAGGAGAGCGCAGTGGGTTGTGGAGTGAAATGCACCGAATTATTCGGAGTATTAGACCTGAATACGTCATCATTGAAAACTCGCCAGATTTGCTTATACGAGGATTTGAGCGGGTCTTATGCGACCTTTCCGAAATCGGGTATAGTACAGAATGGTAATGTATATCAAACATCGCTTTTGGATACCCACACAAAAGAGAAAGACTCTATGCTATTGCCTACTCCAACGAAAAGCGATTACAAAGCTACGTTTGCACAAACAGAGGCTTTGAGTCGATATTTAGAAAGTGGACACCAAATCAGAATGATGGATATTCTTTGTCGAAAAGGATTCACCAAATCGGATCGAGTGAAGTTATTCGAAATGGCAATGGGTTTCAATCCTGGACACACAGAGTTGGATCAGTCGGAAACTCTGTCAACCCAACAATAGCTCATTATCTTTTTGAATGTATCAAAATGCACTACGCTAAATTAAGTTGTGCATAACGTTGAAGGCTACACGAAGTAGCCGATTTTGAAATACTTACTTGTCAACGAAGAAACCAAACGGCTATTTTGGGTAGCCGAAGTTATAACCCGTAATTTATGACTGATAGACAAAAAATATTAGAAAAATATCCGAAAGCGGAGTTATTTTTCAAAAGAGATATGGCAAATAGCAGTCGTGATCATTATTTGATTTTATCAGACTGTTTCACAAAGCCTGATCATTTTATTTTAGGTCGTGGATGGTTTCCATCGTTAGCTTGGAAAAATGCAGCTAAAAACCTGTCGAAATGCTAATATTATGGGTTTATAACGTGCCGCAAATAAACGCAGGTGGGGATGGCATTAATTGAAGTTCATTAAAAATGACATGCTCGTATTCTGGATAGCATCCTTAGCGTGACTTCGCCCCACTTGCGGTTATTTGTTTGTTATGGGTTGTTTTTATTTAGAATCAATATAAACTAAGTAAATACTTAAAATATTTTCATTTATTTTCATTTGCCTATTGACTGGAATTAAGTAAATGCTTATATTTGGTGTATACAAAAACAATAAAACAAGACACCATGACAAAATTAGCAGACCTTAGAGCAGCAGCCACTTATCAGACAGTGACAAAAGAAATGATCAACGACCTTAGAACTTCTAAAAATGCAAAAAAAGTTTTCGACTGTATGAATTTTGATTACAATGACAAAACTTATACAAACGTTGCCGATTCTATTCTTTTTGCAGTTGAAAATAATTGTTCGGGTTTTGTTGTTGACATTGCAAAAAGATTCCGCATGTCAACATTTCCAATGAGCGAAAAACAAACTTGGTGTATTGCCTTTGCTTTTATTAAAATTGAAAATGAAATAACATCTTTTTAACAATTCTAAAAATCAACAAAATGAAAAAATTCACTTACTCAGACAGCGTTGCCGGATCACAGACTGAAAGTTTTGATAAACTATCAGAAATTGCAAAGTACATTGAGGATTTTGAGCATGAAGGGGAAGAATCAAGCGTGGGTATTATTTATGAAGATAATAATCCAATATTGATGTATGTTTCTTCGCCGGATAGTTTTAACTGGCAAAACTACGGAGATGACAATTAACGAATTAAAAAAAGAACTTGGCTTAACCAATACGGATATAGCCGAGTTCTTTGGCTTGTCACCGATTGCGTATGCAAATAGCAGCGCAAAAGTCCGATATGAGTCTGCACTATGCAAATTCTATGAGAAAGTCAAAGAAGTCCGAAAGAATGCTGAAAGTAGCGACTTAAATAACCCATAACGGATTAGTGTATGCTGCGTAGCCTTTTGCTACGGGCGATAAACCTTAAAAACAGTAGAAATTATGAGCGAAGAAAATAAGCAACAAAATACGGAGGGTATGCAGTATGACACTGTGTTACCTGCCGTTTATCCTTGCAAAAAAATAAGAGCTGGTAAATACCAATACCGTGGTTGGGTTATTTCGCGTGTTGGATATTACGAGCCTGAACAAAGAGTTGCATGGGAAGCCTACGAAAACCGCACCGAAGTAACACTACTCGAAGCACTTAAAGATTTAGGATTAATAAAATAAGCATAAAACTGCAATCGAATGAAAATTATCTGTTTTACATGCGCCGTTAATAAAAA